ACCTCTCCTTTGTCCCAAGATTTATGAATAAGTTCCACATCTGCATTGAATAATATAATGTGATAATGAGGTCTAAGTGTTTTGCTGCCATATTCTCCTGCCAAATAATATTTTATAGGTTCATGATTTTTTCCATGAGCTTTCCTAAGTTTTTTAAAATAGAGTTGAACATCTCGTTTATCGAGTGTAAGGAAACCCCTGCTTGATATAGGTACGTATCGGGTATCGTAAGTAAGAGTAACGAAATGAGAAGAAGTAACATTTTTTGCATGTTGTTTTAAACGAAATGTCCAGACGCTTGTGCGTCTGGACAAACACGCAGGACACTTTCCACAAGGTACCGGAACCTGCCGGTCGTTGCTGTAGATAGGGTAGCGTGGGTTGTTTACGTGAAATGGTGTGTCACAAGCCATTAGAATGATGGCGTGCCGTACTTCGGCATCTTACGTATAGCCTTAATATTGTTGAAAATATGTGCATAAATATTATCAACTTCTGGATCTTCTACTGCGAAAATACGTGTTGATGGTTCACATGAAATAAAGTCCCCATTGAGATTGGGCTCTTCTGCAAATATTCTACCTAAATGCCAATAATCTAAAGAAGTTTTCATTTCTCCTGCAACTCTTGAATTAAGGTATTTATACTCTGCATAGCGTGGTACATATCCAAACGTGGTATCTCCAAATTCTGATGATCCATAAATCTCTTTAGCTTTTACCTCTTGCTCTCCAATATTGGCAAAGGTTGGCCAATAATAGTCAAGTCTATCGAATTTATTTAAAGACCTATGAAGTCCTTGCTGATAAGCTGTGTCGGGTGTTACTGAAATAAGACCAATGATCCAGCCGTGCTCTTCTACGTTATACTGAAATTCGTTTCCTCCAGATACTGATATACCATGTCCTGCCATTTGGCCTACCGGTGCTGTGGTTTCTGCTGTACTAAGTACTTCACTAATTACCATTTTTCCCTTAGATCCACCTAAATATTCAGGTCTCTGTAATCTTGCATCTGAGGATTTAACTCCAAAGTGTGCAAGAATTGATTCAATATAACGTGTACCGCCTCTAGCGTTTCTTTCTAGCCACTCTTGAAGTCTAAAGGCTCTACGAAGTGAATTGATATCAGCTGCTTCTGCGGTTAGTTCTGAAGTTTTAGCTTTAAGAGATTCAGAGTTATCTAAATTGAGCTGAGTAGTGTTAGCTGTATTAACTAAATCACCATTTGCATCGAAATAAATTCCAGTATTACCATAAATAGAACCATCTGATTTATACCTAAGTTTATTACTGTCACCAGAAGAATATTCAATAGGTACATCTGTAAAATCTCCTAATGGTATCGTTACTGCATCTCCTTTTTGTGCCCATGGCAAACATGAAGTAAAATAATCATGTTGCCATGCTCTATTCTGTACAGCTCCCAAATAATAATTATCAAATACAGAGTTATTATCGCCGTCAGTAAGCGAATCTACTATTGCTGTTTGAAGGTTTTGGTCTCTATAGTACTCGTTCCAAATTTTGTTGTATGCAGCAATACTAAACGGACTAAATATTTGTGCATTTCTATCTGGAAATCTATATGTATTATCTTCTGCATCCGTTGGTAAACCTAAATAATCTCCTAAAGACTTAACCGGAATATCATGAAAATAAGCATAAGGAGGGGTTACATCTAAATTGCCTGTAATCCATTGTTCCCAATTTGGCCATAATATTCTATTTGGTACAAAGAAATAATGAGTAGTTACATTTACTTTGTGCATTACTGGTGCAATAAGTGGTGCAAATCGCAGCATTGTTTCTGTGCTAATTTTCACTTTGTCACCTGGAACACAATCCATTGCACATGTTGGGTAAAGTCCACCCATCTTAAACGACATTTTCACATCATGTGAAAGGTCGAATACATTGCTACCAATTTTTGGTAGCTGAATCGAGTTGAATAAGTTTGCTTTTGCCATTATAGTCTAATGCCTCCTCTTTTAACTAAATAAGTGTTGTTTCTCTTGCGGCCGTAGCCTGATCTTTTGCGGCTTCTCATACCGCGTCTTCTGTTGTAACGCATTGGTTTTGTTTGTTTAGTGAATTAATATGAATAAGTGTAATTTGTAAAAGTGAACATACTGAATCTAATCTACTGAGTACCACAGCGTGATTACTCTCATTTTCTAATACATTTTTTTTAATATCATCAATTAACTTAATAATATCTTTTTTCATCTCTTTGGATGTTTCTTCAAAGTACTTGTTTTCTTTTTGCATTACCATGACCCTCCAGCTCCTCCGCCTTTTCCAAATACTGACCAACCAGTCATTTCACGAAGAGATTGTCTAGTTTTATAAAATATATCAGTTGGTGATAAATTCATATAAGGTGCCATAGTCTGAGTAACTAATCGCATCCAAGTAGGATCGTTAGGATTTAATCCTATTTTTCTAAGTTGAGTTTCTAATTCTTTTAAAGTACCATCTTGTTTAAGTAGTTTTAAAGATTCTTTAGCATTTGCATGCTCTTGCCATGTTTTGGCGGTTTGTGCTTTTTTTAATAAAATGTCTTGAGCTACTGATTCTATAGATTTACCGCTCATCAATTGAGCTCTATGATTTGAATCCATTGTAAAATCTATATCTGCTTGCAATTTTAAATTTCCTAATTCTGCTGCTTTTAATTGGTTACCTAAATTCAATGAAGCAAAAGTATTGTTTATTCCTTGACCTGTAGTTCTACTAACTTCTCCTGCTGCTTGAGCAGCTTTTAATATAGCTTCTTGATCTGCTACAGTTTTCTGAGCTTTTAAATTATCATATTGAGCTTGTTTAATTTGAGTATCAAAGTATCCCTGTACTAATCCTGTACCTATAGACCCAAAGTCTGGTGTTCTAAATTGTGCTGACTGAACATCTGGAGTATTAATGTTCTGTGCAGGTATTACAGCACCTGTCTTATCGTATAACATATTTGGGTTAAGACCAGCATTTCTAAGTCTTTCCATTTGTTGCTCTGGTGCATTGTATTCATTCTGCATATTCCAGAATGTTAATGCATCATTTTTTTGTTGTTGATACATCTCACGGCTGAAAGCTCGTGATTTTCTGTTTTGTGCTCCTGTGGCCGCGGCGTTTCCTGCATTTGCTGCAGTTATTGCAATTGCACTTGCTGTTACTGGATCCATTTTTTTTGTTTTTTTGGTTTTTAATTTTCCACCTACGCTTTTACTCTCGCAGGCTTCCGTGTATGCTTGGTGTCAATTAGCACTAATATATCAAGGATTATAGTGCTTTAGCCTCCTCTTCGAAGGCTTTTTGCCATTGGGCCTTGGTTTTTTTGCCGTATGGCCATGTATCGGGTAGTTTGACCGTAGTACGGTCAAACCACCCTCTTGGTTGGTTTTGTTTTCTACTGAAGGGGGGGTTATTTAAGCGCATTTTCTTCTGCTTTTTCTTCTACGAAGTTTTGGCTATCGCTCGTTTGCGGCCTACGTCCTTCGGCACGTTGTTGCTCCGCTAGGGAGTTCCTGTGTTCGCCGATTTTTTCTCTAATATATCTGGCATATTCTATGCGTTCCATAGGATCCATTCTGCTAACATCTGCAAATTCTTCATCTTCTCCGTAGTAAACGGGTGTAAATGTTGCTACTGATTGACCTCTTGTATATCGTTGTACTAGTTCTTGCAATGACAATGTCATATCAGGTACTGTCTGTGATGGAGACAAAAAGGATTTTATCTCCTGCTCTGTTTTCTTGATTTTGTATGTAAATGGAGATCTAAATTTTGTTACGCCCTTCTTGGGCTCGTTTGTTGTGGATTGCAATTCTATGTGCGACTCCAGATTCTTTTTGTTGCTCATAACCTTCTAATGTTTGATTTTTTGTATAATATTCTAGCTTTTTTTGATTTTCTATTTCTGTAAATTTTTGGGCAAGTTTATCTGCCTGTTCTCTAAGCTGTTTTTCTGTCCATATCTTCTGCCTATAGTATCTTGGTAGTGATATTTTCTTTCCGTCTTCCAATGTTAAGTAATTTCTTTCAATATCCGCTCTATGATATCTAATTATTTTTTCAGAAAGGTAATTTAATCCTAATTTTTTACTCATCAAGCTAAATTCTGGCAATCTATCATCGTTTTGGTGCATTGGTATAGTTTTTCCTTTATTTATATACTTTGCTGTGTATGCTGCTGATGCTTCGGTAAGTTCGCCTATATGTACCTCTCCTTTGTCCCAAGATTTATGAATAAGTTCCACATCTGCATTGAATAATATAATGTGATAATGAGGTC